TTCCAGAAGCGACAAGCAAGCAGCCATCGTTATCATCGAAGGCGATATACTTACCTGCCGGCATCGGAAGCTCGTCACGGCCAAGGGTTTGAGCGAATGGCACGAAAGTTCCGCCTTCAATTGTACCAATGTCAACACCATTGCTAAGAAAGACAGTGCCATTGATAAGCTCGTAAGAAATGTCTCCGTCACTATTAAGGGTGGCAATGGTTGTCGTAGTGAAGTCTGTGTTGAGCTGCTTAAGCTCAACCCCACTAACTACGTCTGTTGTTTTGACTGACAGTAAAGTAACTTTTGCATGAGCGCCGCCAAAAACAGTCCCGAGGGTTAGCGCAATTGTTGTGGACGCAGTAAGTTGAAATTCGTAAGTACCGTCTGCGCTCAGGTTCGCTCCAAAGTCTCCCCCAAGGGAAGCCCTAATGATACCGTCAACATATTCTTCAATGACTAAAGTTATGTCATAAGTAACCCCAATCTCAGGGACAAAAGCCGTGTCGTTTATGTTAATTCCTGATGCAGAATCAAGAAGGACATAATCAGGCCCATACGTGACTAAGGGAGATGGAGTCCAATTTGTTCCATTGCTAAAGTTTGGGTTAGAAGCATGCTCAACTTCTATTGACGATGACAGGTCTTCGAGAAAATAAGCAATCTTGTCATCTTGAGGATGTACCCATAGAGAAGAAACAGAGCCAAGGTAGCGTTCTACCTGACCGTCTCTTGTCGTAGCAACGCCCTGCTCATCGATGTCAATGTTTTGAGCAACCTTCAGGTAGGAGACAACAGGGTCGTCCTCAGAAACATTCCCAAGCCGAATCGGGTCTTGCCTGTTATTCAGGTGGCCTACTACATGGACGACGCCATCTCTCATAGCATCCCTCGCTGTGGGAAGTTCGGGAACAGTCGCTCGTTGAATAGAGCCTCTGCTTGCTTAATCTCATCAATCTTCTTGTCGAAAGCGGCCTTGTGAGAACTCGCCTTATTAAGGTCGAATGTCTCAGAGTCCTGCTTCTGGTACATCTGCCACAACATTCCAGAGTTGAAAGCGTCGTGATACTCAACCCTGAACTCAGGGACATCATCATTCTCAACAAGGTCTTCCAATGGAAGCCGGCGAACCTTCAAGCGGAGTGTGTCAGACTCAGTATCACGGAAGTTGACTGCAAGCTTGCCACGCTCAAGGTCTAGGGCAAATTCGGTAGGCATTCCCATAACCCACTCCCAATGAGTGCGCTCTTCCCATTTGCTCCAAGACACCTTCACCAATCGCCAAAAACGACCAGACCATTCGCATGAGTCGACATCGATAATGGCGGGGTGAAGGGTGTGCAGGTATGGAGCAACGTCTTGTTGGTACAGCCATGTGTTCGGGTCATTCGCCCACAATTCATCAAGAGAGCCGGCAGGGTAAGTCGTGTAATCAACCGGTGCGCTGTTAATCAGCACAACAGCCGGAGTGGTTACGTCCTGTATGCAACGAGTTTCCCGGGCGATGTGACGATAGACACGATTTGCGTATCGATTCATCTGTCGCTCAGGCCAGAAGCGGTCAGTGTCCGAAGACCCGACCTCTAGTGCATCATCCCATGCTTCTTCTCTGATTTCTTGTAGGGTCATGATTTAAACCTTTATGCCTTCGTAGGCTTCATCATACATTTCAAGGGTTGGCTTGAACCCGCAAATTCGACCGATGTTGATTATCGAGTGGCGACCTTCCTCATCTTTGAGGTTTGGAGGCAGAATAGCGATTGCGTTTCGCATTGATTGAATCTGCATCGCCCTGTTCATTTTCAGGTTCCTTTGTTCTGGAAGCTCAGGTTCATTGCCCATGTGTTCTTCAGTTTTGCTAAGGCTCTTGCTCTTATCAGTTCCAAAAGCTCCGAGCATTCTTGCTACCTGCGTTTCAAGCTCCGTAATGCGTTTATTGAGCGACAGTACGGTATGCTTTACAACTTTCTTTTTAGGCTCCGACATAGCGGTATGCCTCCTTTTAGTTGTGGTGGGGAGCGGCAAGCAACGCCTACTTGCCCATGTGCCGCTCCCCTATCCGGTTAACTTATGCCGTGAAGGTAGGATACCCTTCTTTTGGCAGGGTGGCGAACAGGATGGTTACTTCCCCTGCGCCGGTAGTTGTTACGTTGACAGTCTCATCAACAGCAACCTGAAACGGGAACTCGGTAATGTCTGCGCCAGAATCAATGCTAAGCGCAGTAGCGAGTCCCTCAAAGAAAGCACCAACGACGATTTGCTCACGCCCTACGGGGATGATTTCATCGTTGTCAGCGGTGACGGCAAACTTGGAAGTTTGCAGAAGTTGTCCTACCTTATGAGCTACGTTCGTGACGGCCATTTTCCATCTCCTTTGCTTACCCCGGCGCTATGCCGGGGCAGCTACGATTAACTTATCCCTAAGCCGGATGCTTAGGCATTCTTGATGAAGTCCACGCCAAGCTGATTTGCCTTGACGCTTTGCCCACCGTAAACCTGAAGACCTTGCATCATCTTACCGAAAGAGAACGGATTGTCGATAATGCGAGACTCGGTAATCTGAGTCGCAAAGGTCGTTGCATACTTGCAACCGAACAAGACACTTGAAGCCGTGCCACCCGCAACAACCTCAGTCGAGTCTGCGGTGTTGTTGGAGAACATCAGCTCAAACCGGTCAATGTTTGGAACCTTACCGGTAAGCATCTGCGCCCCGTTCTGGCCGGTTGCATACGCAAGGCCAAAGGCGTTGTTGTTCATGGACTTGAGGATTTCGCCTACCCAAGTTGGGAACAGCACGAAGCGTCCCGCTTCAGGAGCGTTGTTCTCGTCCAAGTAACGGGCGTACTTGAGAACCATAGCAGTAATCAGGTCGCCGGTATTTGCCAGAGTAGCAGCATCAGACTGACCAAGGACAACAGGGCTGCCCTTTACAGTTGTGTTGCCATTAACAATTGCACCGTTGGCGAGGGTGTAATTGGAGAAGCCAAGACCTTCCGCATCGTAATCGGCGATAGTGGTCTTTGCGTTGCCTTCAGCAGCAGCGCCGGCAGCGGCCAAGCCGATAAGTACGTTACGGTCAATGACCTGTACCATCTGCTCAGTTGCGTCGTCTGCCCACTCGTCCATCAGGTCGATGTCAGACTGGAACTCGTCAACACGGTCAATTGCGAAGGAGAAACCGTCACCTTGGTCAATGACCAGAGTGAAAGAAGGGCTTTCAGGATTCTGCACTGGCAGAACCATGCCTTTCTTATAGCGGAAGGTTTCAATCGTAGGACGGGTGCGGATATTAACCGTATCACCTTGGTCTTTGATTTCGCCTTCATAGTCAGTGTTACTAATCTTCGCATAGCACGACTTCGGGTAAAATTTCTTTACCAGAAGGGCTGCGTATACCGCAGGGATATACTTGGAAGCGCCTGTTGAGCTATAGTCGGGATGCCCCGGTTGTACTGGAAAAACGGACATTGCTTACCTCCATCTGTCTCACGACAGTTGTCTAAAGTTTGAGGACTTTCAGCCCTGCTTCTCAGCGGTCTTACTAATCCCGGATACGTCCTTCGACTCCCGCCTTCATGAGGTCACGCCACATCTCCTTAGATGTTTCCTCATCGTACTTCCCTTTGCGGTCGTCTTTTTCAAATTCTTTTATGTCGGCTCGAGTCCAAATTCTGGCCTCGTTTGCCTCGGGGGTGCTGCTATGCTTCTTGCGGTTAGGAGCGACTGTCGTCTTCTGCTTGTTCGCCTTTTTGGTGGCGGCCTCTTCAGCTTCAGTGTCAACATTCTCCTCATCGCCAGATTTGCCAGTAACACCCAAGTAAGTGTTCAGCACGGTAGCAAGTTTATCGGCATCCCAATTATCGTTGTAAAGCTTGATAAGCTGACCGTAGGTATAAAGCCCACTTGGGTCAGGCTGCCCGAGGAACTCGATAAAAGCCTCGTCCTCCCCTTGCATCAGTTCTTGCCAATCTCCTTCTACCTGAGTATCAAGATAGTCGCTGAATTGCTTCTGCGCTCCCTTGACGGTGGCATCCTCTACGTCATCAACCTTATCAGCTACGGGCTTGATACCTTTCTCGACCATAGGGCCGAACATGTATTCCATGTAGCGGTTGAGCTTACCGATATACTCAGGGCCATACTCTTCAACGAAAGCCGCAATATCTTCAGGCATCTCGTCACTGGCTTCTGTGTCTCCGGCGTCAGCGTCATCTGCCTTTACAGACAGTTGGCCTAAACGCTCAAACACTTCTGACTTCAATTCTCGAAGCTCTTGATTCAGTCTTGGCACATCCTTGTCATACATTCCCTTGAGGGACTTATAACGTTGCTGCCAAGTCTCTTCATCGTCGTCTTCGTCCTTGTCGTCGGCATCGTCATCAGGAGTCTCTTCGGATTCCTCTTCCTCAGTCTCGTCCTCCTCGGCAGGTTCATCGCCGGAGGCTTCCTCTTCGGGTTCGTCCTCCTCAGTCTCCTGAGTCTCGTCCGTTTCCTCTTCGTTCTCAGCAGTCTCCTCGCCTCCGGCTTGGTCTGCCATGAACTCCCGGGCAAGCTTGTCGGCTTCAACTACACTCTTCGG